GCGCCTCCGGCAAGGCCGGCGAGTACGACACCGTCGAGGCCAGCACACCGCGCGCGGTCCACGTGATCCCCACGCGCTCAGGCTCCCGGCGGCAGGCGCTGGGACCGGCAAGCTTCACCCTGCTGATCACGGCCCCTAGCGACCGCCTGTACGGGCTGGCGGACGGTGGCAAGCGGGTGCACGAAGTGAAGCTCGTCGCCGACTGGATCAACCACTCGATCACCCACCCCACGCACTTCCACTGGGGCTGGGTCGACGACGGCATCCGCAAGATGTTCGGCTCTCTCGCCCCCGACCGGGCGCGCGAAGCCAAGTGGGTCGAGGAGCTGCCCGCCCGGGCCAGCACCGCAACAGAAGGGAACTGAGCCATGAGCAAAGCGTCCGGGTTGGGCCAAACCACACTCTCTGTCGATACCTCTGCGGGCACGCCGACGGACATCCGTAACGACGTCACGAACTGGCAGATGGCCACCCCTCGCGGGGTCCAGGACACGACCGGCGTCGACAAGAGCGCGAACGAGCGACTGCTTCTGCTCGCGGACATGAGCTGCACGTACAACGGCGTCTTCAACGCCACCGGTGCACACCTGGTGTTCCGCACCGTGCCGTCCACCAGCGTGGCCCGCACCTGCACGAACACCGTGAACGGCGTCACCCTCGCGGGCGAACTCCTGTTCTCCGACTACCAGCTGACCCGCGCGGACTCCGGCGAACTCACCTGGTCCGCGCCCGGCGCCCTCGCCGACGGCACCGTCCCGACCTGGGCCTGAGAGGCGACACCCATGGGATTCAACGCAAGCCCGCGCGCTGTGCGCATTCAGTTCGCCCCAGAGCACCAGTACTACGGCGCCGAGGCCCGCATCCGCCACATGAGCCTCGGCGAGTGGGAAGCCGTCATCGAAAGCGACGAGGACAGCGCGGTCGAGGAGATGGCGAAGCGGCTCGTCGACTGGAACTTCACCGATGACCAGGAGCAGCCGATCCCCGCCACCCGTGAGGGTCTGCGCCAGGTCGACACCAGCCTCGTCACCGCCCTGAAGGTCGCCTGGATCCAGTCCCTTACGGGGGTCCACGCCGCTGACCCTTTGCCGCAGAGCTCGCCCTCTGGCGAGCCGTCCCTGGTGGCATCCGTCCCGATGGAAGCACTGTCACCGAGCCTGGCGAGCTGAGCCGGGCCCGGCAACTGCTGGGCCTGCTGGAACGCTTCCCCGGCTACACCCTGTCCTCCCTGCTCGCCGAGGACACCGAGCTGATCCGCCTCGTCGCCATCGAGCGAATGGGCACACCCGACGTCCCGGAAGGAGGGGCCGATGGCTGACGACGTCACCATCACCGTGCATGTCCGAGACCTCACCGGCCCCGGCTTCAACTCCGTCAACCGCAACATCAACCAGCTGCAGCGCAACGCCAACCAGGCAGGCGGATCGCTGACCTCTCTCGGCAACCAACTCGGCGGCCTCTCGGACGCAGCCAGCGGGGCCGGCCAGTCTCTCGGCAAGAGCGGCGGCGGCTTGACGGGCCAGCTGATCGGTGTGGGTGCGGCGCTGGGCACTTCGGTGCTCCCGGCGATCGGGGCGGCGGCTCCCATGCTTGTCGGCCTGGCTGCTGTAGCGGGGCCCGCCGCACTGGCCATGGACGGGCTGAAGAAGCAGGCGAAGGAGTTGAAGGGCCCGTTCGACGAGTGGCGGAAGACGGCGGAGAAGGCGGTCCTGCCGCACACGGCGAAGGCCATCGACACTCTCAAGGGGGCGATGAAGGACCTCAACCCGGCGATCAAGATCGGCGGTGACACATTCGGGCGGATCGCGGAGAACGCCGCGAAGTTCGCCGACTCGCCTGCCTTCAAATCGTCCCTGCTCACGAACGTGAAGATGGGCTCTCAGTTCTTCGAGGGCCTCTCCGGCTCGGTCGGCGACTTCACCCAGGCCTTCCTCGACTTCGGCACCAAGTCACAGCCGTCCCTGGACGCCTTCCAGAATCTGTTCGGCGGCCTGCTGGACACCGGCTTGCCCGGCATGTTCAAGGGCTTGGAGCAGGGCATCGGCGGCGCCTCGGACGTCATCGACGGGTTCGCGTATCTACTGAACGACAGCTTGCTGCCGTCCCTCGGAAAGATCTCCGGCAGCTTCGCGAACGCCTTCGGGCCGCTGATCGGCGAGATGCTCATCACGGTCGGCAAGAGCATCGAGATCATGGCCCGCGAATTCGAGGGGCTGATGCCGCTGCTGAAGCCGCTTGGCGATCTCCTGGCGGATGCCTTCCGTGCCCTGAACGTGGTCCTACCGATCGCCGCCGATGCTGCCGCGAGCCTCGCCTCGAACCTGGGTGGCGCCCTGCTGGAGTCCCTGGCCTCCCTCGCGGGGATCAACCTGGACAACCTCGATGGCTTCACCGGGTTGTCGGACTGGGCGAAGGCCAACCAGGGGCAGATCCGGAAGGCGTTCTACGACGCCGCCGAGGCCATCACCGACTTTGTCACCACCGGGATCTCCACCCTGCCCACCTTGTACACCGCGTTCCGTACGGTCACCGAAGGAATCCTGACCGGGATCGACATCATGGTCAGCGGACTGGCCACCGCGTTCGGCGGGATCCCGGGCTTGGGCGACAAATTCCAGGAGTGGAACCGCAACTTCGACGACTTTGCCGCTGGCGCCCGCTCGGGCCTCGACGACGTCGGCAACGGCATCGACAGCTTCGTCGGCGAGGCCGTGCCGCGCATGTCCCGGGTCAAGTTGAAGATGAACGTCGACGAGGCCGTCGAGAACCTGGCCTATCTCAAGGAGCAGTTGAAGGACCCGGATCTGACGAAGGAGCGCCGCGCGAAGCTGACCGCCGACAAGCGGGCAGCCGAGGCCGCTGTAGCGGCGGCGAAGGGGGATCTCGCCCGCTTCGACAGGCATCAGGCGAACGCGAAGCTGGGGGCGGACGCCACCGGGTTCTGGGGCACCATCCGAAGGGCGGCCGGGGCGAAAATCCCAGGCAAGAGCGCGAATGTCTCCGCGAACACGAACCCGTTCTGGGGTGCGGTCCGCAGCATGCAGGGCCGCGTGGTGGGCACCTCCTACATCAACGTCGTGCAGCGCGCCGTCGGCAAGGTGGCCGGCATGCTCTCTGGCCATGCTGCCGGTGGGATGGTGCGCGGCTACGCCGGGGGCGGGAACGTGCAGGCCTACCCGGACGGCGGGTTCATTCAGGGCCCGGGCAGCGGCACGTCGGACAGCATCGTCACCCTGCTCGGCTCCGGGAACGTGGTCCGCAGTTCCAGCACCGAGTTCATCGTGAACGCGAAGGAGACGGCGAAGCACCGCGGCCTCCTGGAGATGATCAACTCGGGGCAGTTGCCGCGGTTCGCGAAGGGCGGCAAGGTCACCAAGGCCGAGGCGCAGGCCCGCCACGACGCCATGGGCAATCTGACGGTCTCCCACTTCGGCCAGATGGCCGGATACTCGCGCTCGGAGTTCGCCTCCGGCCTCGGAAGCCCCGACAGCGTCAGCGCCCTCGTCAACGCGTTGAACCAGTGGCGTGGCGTCATCCTCAAGGCGACCCACGGCGGGCAGGAGAAGGGCCTCCTGCGGGCCCTGGACTCGTCGGGGAAGAAGCTCCTGGGCTGGGAGAAGCAGCTCGGCACCGTCGCCAAGAGCTTGGAGGCGGCGAAGAGCAAGCTCAACGATCTCAAGTCCGCCGCCGCGAGCCTCGCCTCCTCGGTCAAGAGCGGCGTCCTGGGCTCGGCGAACATCACCAAGGGTGCGTCCGGCGACGGCCTGGTGACGACCTCGTCGGTGATGGCCGGCCTGACCGCGTCGCGGGACAAGGCGACCGCGTTCGCCGGTGCCCTGAAGCAGCTGAAGGGTAAGGGCCTGCGCTCGGATCTGATTCAGCAGATCGGCGAGGCCGGCATTGAGGGCGGCGGACTGGAGACCGCGGGCGCCTTGCTGGGGGCGTCGTCGTCGGAGATCTCCTCCGTCAACGACCTGCAGAAGCAGATCACTTCGGCGGCGACATCGGCGGGCAAGGTGACGTCGGACGCCGTGTATGCGGCCCAGATCAAGGCACAGGACGCGCTGGTGAAGAAGCTCGGCTCGCAGCAGGACAAGCTGATCAAGTCGATGGACAAGCTCGCCAAGAGCATGGAG